GCGCTGTTAAATGCCTGTCCTACCTGTGCCGCGCCGGTTGCGAAAAGATGAAATCCAAATCCTTCCGCGTTAAGAGCCATATTAACGTACTCGTTTGGATTTACGCCGCGATTTCGCCTTCGACTCCTGGATCGATTTATTCACACGTTCAACAACGTGAGCGTGGTGATTGTAGCGCGTCGCGAATACTGAATAAGGTAATCCCATTACCGATTCGATTGTTTCGTTAGGGCCATAGCCATTATACAGATAGGTCAGCACTTCTACCTTTCGCCAGATCGCGTCCCTGCTGACCTCGATGACAAAAAACGTGCGTCCTTGTCATTGAACGGAATAGGTGCGTCCTCGGTAACGTGACCGCACGACACACAGGGAATCGGGATTGACGATTGAATTCCACCGTCAACTTCCTCGATTTGGCGTTGTATGTACTCGGCGTTTTTGATTGACAGACTGCGAATCCACGCCTCCGATGGGCGTGCTAATGATTGATTGGCCGGTGGTTTATCCTTCGTGGCCGGGTCAATTTTACCCTCGAACCCCACTATCCGAATCCGCAATTGTTCTGTCATTTTCTTTTCAGGATTGGTTTTGACAATCTTCGTCAGTGCCGCCTGGTGTTTCCCCTGAAACAACCGTAACCGCAATAGCTCAATACCCTCGTGTGGTCGCGCTAATTTGACCACAAATTGCAACGTATTTCTATCAACCCCCGATAAAGGGTCACCCGGTTCCGCCCACTTGATCTCCTTAGCCGCGAAATATTCATCCGACAGATCAATATCGTGCCGCCACGTATGGTCACACTCTTCGCACGTTGTCTTGAAAATGAATTTGTTGCCGTGTGTGATGATCCGCACATTGACCAGCGCCGCGAAAAAGTCACCGAGAGTCGCTTCAATGGGATCAAACGGACGGGCAAGATCAGTATCCGGGTCAACGATGATCAGTCGCCGCAAAATATCGTTTAGTGTTTGTTCAGGTTGTTTCCCCGACAACAGCCGGTCAATGTCCTCAACCGCCATTTCTAATGCTTGTGCGGGGGAACCGCTGGGAAGACGGAAATGCAATACTTCCGTTTGAATGGACGCCATATATCCTCGCTCGTTTCCCGGATTTGCAAGCCGGGTTGCCGCACAACACACTCATGGGCTTAACCAAAGCAGAACGGGCTGGTGCGACTCATACCCGTTCTGCAACAAAACTAGCGGTTAAATTGTTTCAAATTCGTATGGTGATGTATCAGGAATCCACCAGCGCTCAACGCCGATTTCGATAGTCTCTTCTGACACGTCTTCACTGTTCGCGTCACCCTCAAACCCGGTATATGAAACCGGCACTGCTCCCTCAACCCGCCAATGAAACCCGTAACCCTGACCGGCGCGGGTATGTGGTGCGGTATTGAAGTCGCGTTTGAACCCGCCCGCACCGCCAACATCCTGACCCTCAACAGCGGCTTGTGCCCAGTTGTACATATCGCGATCTAACACACCGCCACCCGCCGGTGGTAGATCGAGACCCAGACCGCGTTTCGCGGTGATGTTCTCATAGGTAACTGTTCCGGCACCGCGCCAGGGGATTGGTGAACCTGATTCCTTGTGAACCTTTTCACCGATATTGAATTTCAACGGTCCAAATTCAGTAAATGTTTTGCGATCCCAGGCGTCAGTATCGAACTCGACCACGAAGAATTGTTGATCTAGGAAATAACGATCTGTAATTTCTTGACCCAATGCCATGACGGACTCCTTATGCTGTGATGGTGCCCACAAATTCCAGCGCAGAAAATTGAATCCGTGCGCGATTGATCGGCGAAGGTTTCGCCATTTGAACCTTCAACCGAACCTCACCTTGCTTGATGATCTCGTCTGTGTTGTTGGATCGGTTACAAATCACCAAGAATGAATCGGTTGTTGTTTCGCCCGGGAACGCGCCCTTATTGAACATATCCGTCAGGAAGCTACTGGCCTGACCAAAGATACGACTGCGCGTGTTCTGATCATTGTTTCGGAACAATGCCTGAATGAATGACCGTTTGAAACTAGCCTCAACAAAGCGGAACATTTCGCGCTGGTTGATGAAAGGGAAAGCATTCGGGTCAGTCTCGCGGGTCCGATCCATTGTGCGACAACCCCACAAAATGAACCCAAATTCATCGCTGAATTGGATCGAATTCACGTAGGATTCTTGCAACAACGTGACCACTTCGTCGAAGTTCGTCGCGATTTCTAGCTTCCCCTTCCACAATGCTTTCTCAACGTCCACAATACCTTCGGTTGTTCCGAAAGTCGTGCCCGCTGACGCTTGCCACGGTCCAGGACCGCCCGGGCCAGTCGTGACCGCCCATCGTCCCACAATAGAACCGGATGGGTGAATCAGCGTATTTTGCTGTGTGACCGGGCTCTGCACATAAATGTTCGGCCAGTATGCCGCGACAAACGACGAATTCAGCCCCACAGTTCGATCAACGTAGGTTTGGACCCCCGTCACGGACAACCCGTGCGGAATATCCATGAGGAAGAAATGGATGATTTTACTTTCGGCGTATGCCGCAGTCGCCCGCTGAACCGAAACGGTTGTGGCGTCAGGTTGTGTCAGTACTAATGGAAGCTTGTACCCTTCCAAAGTATACAGACCCGTGTTTGTATCGGGTGATCCGACGAAATCCACGTCTGTCAACGCGCCGCCATCAGATCCGCTGGTAAGCGGAACATTGGACGATGTCGCCGCCAATTGTTGCTGCCAGAACAACGCCGCCTGATTTGCCTCGTCAACATCAACCGAAATCCAATCGGAATTCCCGTTGATGTTTGACTCAACAAAATCCTGCGCATTGTCAGGCCACATAGCCACGAGCGGCCATTGTTCGACAAGCTGACCACGGAAGTACACGTTAATGTCATTGTGTAACGACGTGACGTCAGCGGGCGCTGTGATTGCGACAGACAGGAGCAACGGTTCCGTGAAATAGACCCGATTCCCATCCACCAGACTAACCATCACATATCCAACCGTGATGGTGTCGTCGAATTTCAGAACGTCGCCCGGTTCAATCCCACCAACGTTGACCAATTCAGCGTATTCTGCACCGCTAGCCAACGTCACTGTCAATTCAGTATCAATTTTGGATGATTCCAGAACCTCAATTTCAAGGTCATTGCCAAACGCACCTTCGTCTTTGGCTGTCACAATCAAACCATGCGCGGGTTCAACGTAAATCACGTCGTCACCAGCCAAGTGCGCCGCAGCCACCGAACCGTTAGCACCACGACCCAGACCATTGAAAGTGTCAACCGTTCGTGATGTATAGGTGATTTGTTCGGTGCCGATCAACAGGTAGACACCCGGTCCCGGTGTTGCTGGGAATGCCGCACCCTCACCTGGATCAACCGTCAATGTGGTCACGACCGCATCAATGCCCGCCGCCAGATCAGCCTGAATTGCTTCGTTGTCATCCAGCTCGGCATCCGCCGCAACCGCTGTCAGCGTGGCGTGAAGTGTGATGTCAGTGTAGTGCGCAACACGAACAATCACAGCGCGACGCCCGTTGTAAAGTTCAAAAAATGCCCAGACTTGGAGCCAACCTTCAAAATCCTCGACGAACGCCCCGAAGATCCGCGTGAACTGATCGAATGACCCGACTTCAGTCGCTTTATTTATTGGACCACGCTCGAATTTCGAGAACACGCAGAGGGATGAAATGTCCACGGCGTTGATTTGGAACGCCTCGATTTTGACTTCTTCAATAATTACGCCGATAGAACGGTCACTTGCTGCCACAGTGCGCCTCCTGGTGGTTAATTCGTGTTATGCCTGCGCCGTTTTCGCGTCGCTGGACTTTGACTCGCTCTGTGCGGCGTTACCCGCTTTTGGGGTCTGTGCCCCGCCGGTCTGTGCCGGTTTTTCGTCGCTTGTTTTGGCAGGCGTTGCAACCTTTTTGGCCGCTGTCTTCGCCTGTGCCTCGAATTCCCGCGCTTCATCCGGGGTCAATTTTGACCGGACCACCAGCGCCCCAGTTCCGAGGAAATCTTTCACCATTGAATGATTCAATATTGCGTCATCAACCTGAACAACCCGCCCCCGCCGAATGAATAGGCTGCGTGTAGTCTGTTTGCGCCCGTCCAATTCAATCTCAACCGGGCGATCAAGCGAGATCGAAACGGGTGTTTTGTTCGCCTTCAAAAATGTCATCACTTACTCCGGGTCGCCCGACGGACAAACGTCAACGACAATGTTTTCAACCGCCGCGGTTTCCTCGGCAATTGACGTATCGACCAGCCAGACACGTTCGATCACAACCGCGCCTGACATTAATATAAGGCTGCCTACCTGGTCCGGTACGACCCCTGGCACTAGATCGCTTGCCATACGTGTACGGTTGTGAACACCATCAGCCGGACTAATGAACTGATGGCGCTTCCAGAACAATCGCCACGCCGTTTGATCATACTGCGCTTCAATCGGATTGTCGCGCATTACTGTCACTGTGTAGTATAAATTGACCAACATTTTGATCGGGAACCGCAACCGCTTCTGTTTCCCGTATTCATTAAACCCAGCGTCATGAAACGAATAACCCGACTCGTCCCCCGCTGTGGGCGGTTGAATAATCGGCAGGTTCAGCACAACCGCCGGAATTGGCGGTTCAGAACCTTCTTCGATGTCTGATATTGGACCTAAGTCGCCCTGTGCCCCCGGAACCCTGAAATACGGATGCGTACCCTCCGGGAATATTGGAACCCCGACGCGGTTCCCTTCCCCATTCGTGTACATAAACAGGCGTTGCTGTGTATGTGATTCCTCGGGCGACCACCCGAATTTATCCATTAACCATTCGCCAATTTTGAGTATGCCGCGATCACGATTGTCAGGGAATAGCGCCGCGAGTTCCGCCGAGTTTGGAATAGTGGTCAGCATATTGACAGGGGTCACAGTTTTCCCTCGCGAAATTTGTGCCCCAAATTAGCCATTCCAGCGATAAATAGCGATTTGGCTGATTGCCGAACCCCCTGATGTACCAACATCGGTCCCATCCAGGGACGTGCCGGAACCATAACGTGACGCCCATTGATTTCTGTCATGCCGCCAACCTCAAGAAACGCCCCTCGTTGCGCCAACTTTTGGTCCAGAATACCGACCATAAATTTCATATCCCCGATCTGTTTGTATGTGATCGCGTTGATCATATCCCCCTTATCAATCAGCGGTTTATCATGCCCCTTGATTTTGATCGTCAGTGGCGCATTTTCAACGAACGGCTCCCCGAATAGTGATCCACGCGAAACAATGTTGCGACGCAGTTGATCAACCAAATACCCGCCAACCCCGCGCAATACCTTATCAACGTCTGTTTTGAGTGCCTGATTCATCCCCGTGCCGCCTGTCAGGGATCTAATCCAATTCCACCCGCCGCCGACCAGATTTACAGCAAACGCCATATTACGCCTCCGCCGCGATCTTTTCGCAAACCAGTTCAACAAAGTGAACCCGGTCATACTGTCCGCGCAGCAAAATGTCTCTGATCTGGAACGACACCGGGAATTTAGTAGCCAGCGCAACGTCAGTTAACCGCACAATCCGATCTGCCTTATCGAACTTGTACCGCCCGTCCGCGTTAATCACGTCCTCCTGATAGCACAGGAATTGACACTTAGAAACGCGAATCCACCCGCCTGTTGTTTTCGATGAATACGCGAACATGGAATTCTTGAGCTGTGCTCGAATGGTGATCATTTTGGTCTCGTCCGTTTCCCACTTGAGCGGTTTCTCAGGGGTCGGAGAACGCCACTTGTTATCAAACGTCTTTTTGCCATCCGGCTGCGTCCCGTCAGCAATGACGACCGGAGCAATCGTGATCAGCATCGGATGAATGAGACGCGGGACGATGAGGGGCATTAGACAATTTCCATGCGCATACGGCGTATTTTGCGATAATGCGCCAGCGCCATATCAATCTCATGGTTACCTGTGATTACTACCTCCCCCCGATACTTTGCTAACTGCGTTGGATCAGCCAACGTGTACGAATGCCCGTCTGTTGTTTCAGACTTAAGCATTGAGCGCATATCGCCCGTATCTGGATCACCAACCAATCGCCCTTTGATTTCCTGAGCTGTCATATACCGCGTTGCGCGTTGGATCGGTAACGGCACCCCCCCGTCCTCCAAAAATCCAAACGTCCCGGCCAGGTAATTAGTCTGTGCCGCATTGTCATAGGATGAATACCACTCCCACTCCTCAATCAGGTAAATATCGTCGTATGACCGCGACTGTCCATTGTAATAGAAGAATTGTGCCCCGTTGTATGACCGATCAAATGACTTGATATGAGCCGGATACACTTGCATATACGGTTCGCGTTCGTGCGGACCCCTGGCAAGAATTAAATAGTCAGAGCGTGGCTGGAGTATTTGTGGTGCTACACCATTATCAACCAAAACAACCGTGATGCCATACCCAGTTGCCTCACCACCGACGACAGGTGCCGGGAGAAACATTTTATCATTGTACAAGTCATTGAATGACCAGGCGATCCGCATACAGCGCGGATAGAACCACCACCCCAGAAGTGAGTCAATCCAACGTGATTTCTCATAGCCGACCCGCATAATATCGGCGTCCGAAACAGCCGGTCCAGCGTTATCGCCCCAACGGTCGTGATTAACGTCCTGATCCCCGGTCGTCGCCCATTTGTAGGCGGAACGCATATCCTCGATGCGAAGATAAACGTTGCTGTTCAGCGGTTCCGGTAAATACATCGTCATCGGCGCAGTCACGGAACCCTCGCATTATGGTTGGCCTGAACCGTCATCGTAAACAATCAGCACGGTAATCTGTCCAACCGTTTCAGACTCGGTCAATTCCAGGTGTTTGATTTCATCCGGTCCAAGTGCTTGAGCCGTCAGAAATTCCCCGATTTTGAGGTCAATCTGTTCTGGATCGGGGTTACGGATCATTTTGTGTTTCAGTGCCATGATTGTCTCCTAGCCAACATTCTTGGCCATCAGTGTAAGTCGTGCCCCGCGTGTTCCGAATGTTCCGCCCGAAACCGTCCAATCAGTCGCCAGATCCAGTTTTTCAAACGGGATAGCGCTGGACAGTGGATACGTCGCACGAACTTCGGTCAGCAGCGCATCAACGTCAGCCGATAAACGAACCGCGCCCGCATCGTCTTTCAATGGTTCCCAGCCGAATTGTTTCTTGACTAAAACACCGTATTGAACCGCCATTTTAATTTCTCCGGGTTTCGAGTTTGCACATCGTTTTCAAGTAGCGCATAGCGTCGTCGAACCGCTTTTCTGGTGAATCCTGATAGTCCACGACCGCTGTGTTAATCGCGGTCAAATCGCCCATAAACACGAACGTCCCGGTGCCAATTTTGGGGTTCGCATTTTTGACCCCGGAACAGCGAAACCCGCGTGTCCGCAGATACGCCGCTAGTCCGAGATCTGAGAATTCAATAGACCCGCTGCCCGACTGTCCCGAACTCACGCCTGTGGCGATTGCTTAGTTTGTTGAGCACCACCGGGAGCTGTTTTCTTCGCATCGTCGTCGGCTTTCTGTGCCTCGACTTCAGCATTCTTCGCATCGTCGTCGGCTTTCTTTTTGGCTTCGCCGATCACTGTGCCGACAGCATCCGGGACATAGAATGTCTCGAAAAATCCAGTCTGATTCAGTCGTTCAAAATCCTTGACAGTCGCCGTGTAAGCGTTCTTCTGTGTGAATTGAATCGTCTGATCATTGATTTTGGTTTTGTACGTACCAGGACCACCAAATTGTGGTGGTTTCAGCCGGAATGTCACCGTGTCTTTTGCCATTTTCTACTCGCTCATAAAATCCCCGGTCCCGGCATTACACCGGGACTTAAGGGGTTTGTTTAGACGTTACCAGTCAATCCGGTAACGAGGACGGTCGCGTCAACGCGCTCAATGAGCATATCCACGCGGGTCGTCATGTTGTAAAATCTCATATCGGTCATGATTGCAGCTTTGTCCGTGCTCGCCTCGCGAATTCGGATGTCTCGCTGAATACCAAAAATGAGATTCATCGGCCACGTTAGGAGAATCTTTTTGTCACGCATTTGGTTTGGTGCAACAACAGGGATTCCCAACGGGTTGAACTCGGAACCAGCCAAAACGTCATAGCCACGATTCGCGTTCTGATTGCCGAGATATTCCTGCCAGTTGATCCATTGATCATAAGCCATCGTCCACCGCAATTGACCCTTCGCAGCGCCACGTTGGTATTGCGTAGGCAATGACCGAAGCGCTTCGAAAAAGTGGGTTTTGTGCAGGTTGCCCGAGTTGATGACAGAACCATCGACAATGTTGCCGCCCAATTCCGCCAGACGAATCCAACCATCGTCCTGACCAATCAGGGGATGCGGTGACCAGGTTACAGTAGCCGCAATCAGGTGAGCCGCCGCAGTCGTTGCGAACCCGTAAGGGCCATCGCCACGAATAGCGCCAGTGAATGTCGTCAGTGTGATCCCGGTATACCCGATCAATTCGGTGTCAATCAGAAGGAAACCCGCATCCGAGTCAGTCGGGAATCCCGCTGTTGAGACAACAGGGATTGTCACGTCAACAGCCGAAATACCCGCCGTCAACGTTGTTGACGGAATAGGCGACACGGTGCGACCATTCAGGGCCAGGTCTTCAAGATCCAGACCGGCCTGTTCTGAAAAGTGATCAGCCAGCGTTTTGGCCAACCCCTGACGTGCGATGTTGTCCTCAAGCGCGTCCTCACTGATTTCATACGGCAGCGCGTATTTCTTCGTGTCGAGGGTCAACGTTGAGAATGTCGGGTTCTGTGCATACGGTGCCATGTCCTCGTTTTCAGACCCGGAGATTCCCATTCGGCGCATGATTCGCGAGCCAACAAAAATCTTGTTGATTTCCTCGCGTGGTGCGTTCATTCGTTTCCGACGCACCAGACGAATCAGCGTCGTGGCGTCGAAAATCTGGTTGATAAACTGATCGGCCTGAACCGGGGTCAGTTTACCACCCTGTGACGCCAACTGGGCGCTGGTCGTCGCTTTGTTCAAATAGACTGAATTGTCAGGCATAGTGCCATCTCCTTAACTGTCAAGTCGAAAAATTACTGTGCTGTTGGCGCAGCGTCACCGTTCAAGAATCCGTCCCAGAAATTCTCATGGGTTGGATCAACAATTTGACCCGCGTCATTCAACTGAGTTTTGGTAACTCGGATGCCGCCCTGATTGCGCGGAACCTGTCGCGTTTGCGAGAGTCGAGTCGCCATTTTGGTCACGGTGTCCTGTGCCGCCGCCGCCGTTTGTGTCGCCGTTTGCGTCGTACCCTCAATTGCCTCTACCCTTTTGGATAGTGCGTCAATTGTTGGCGCGAGCAATGCAACAACGCTTTGTGCGATTGCGTCAGGTGTCGCTGTTGACTTTGATGTATCGTCGTCGTCTTTTTTGGGCGTCACTTTGGTTGCAGCACGACGCATCGCGGGACGACCGTCCTTCGAATACTTTGGACGACCGGCCTTATCCGAGCGGGGTTTGAACCCCTTTTCGGCCATCGCAGCCAGGTATTTTGCGAATGGATTTTTCCCCATCGGCTTTTTCCCTGACGGCATATAGCGCACATACGCCTCGTATGTGAACGCCTTTTCAACGTCTGACAGATCGTCATCCGCCTCAAGCGATTTTTGCACTTCGGCGGGTGACCGCTTTGTGTACTCCGCCTCAATTTCGAGAACGTCAGCGTTGACAGCGCTATTAATGCTGTCGTCGTCATAGTCCTCATATTCAGTGTAGCCGTATTTCGCCAGGATTTTGTCCTGATCTTCGTCCGTGGCGGGAGCCGCTGCGTTTTTCTTTAGTTCCGCAAGTTCCCGTTCCATCGCGGCAATTCGTTCATTCACGGTGGATTCTCCTAGATTTGTTGTCTTGCGAACCAGGTCGCCATCGGATAGTCCCGATTCGATGTCCGCCAGCGCTTTTGTAAATTCGCCAAGTGCGCCCTTTTTGCCCGTTTCTGCCATGATAGTGGCGGCACGGTCAGCTTCGGCACGTAATTTGACGACTGCTTCAAGCTGCTTAGCACGATCCGAACCGGATGTGCCATCGCCGCCACCCATTGTGATTTCAGCCTGTTCTCCGAAGATGACCTTCGTGAGCCGTTTCCAAAATCCCATATCTTGCTGCGAAGTTTGTCCTGAATCGCCATCACGTTTGAGCAACGAAAATTCCTTCCCGTTTGCCCCCGCGTCAACCAATGAGACCGAAGTGAGGCGTACATTACGTAGCTCCTGCGCTTTGTCGTCTTCGTGGCTATTGGACACGGCCTTTGAGACCGATTTCGATAATTGAATAAAACGTGTCATACGAGTGCTACTCCGGCAGCGCGTAATTGTTTGTAGGTGTTGTGAATCCCGGCTTCCGCTAACCCCGCGATTTGATACGTCAGGTTGCGTCGTTCTGTTGTATCCGCCGCAAACGTGATTTTGTATTCTGTCGGCGAGATCGGAGTATCGAACGCCCCCGTAATCCAACCTGATGACGCGAATGTCCCTAGGTTGATCCCACCGGCTGTGTGGAAATACAGAAATTCTCGAACCATTTGCTCGTAAACATCCAGCCCGGTCGCCCCGTCAGGATAATCCTCGGTGCCGCCATTAGCGATACTGATCGGGAAGAATACCAGATCAATGTTGTTCCCGGATTGAAGCACGCCAACTGACGCCGGGGTTTTGTAAACCAATTTGTCCAACGCCGGTGCAACCAGATTGATGGTCTGACGCGCCGCAGCCGCCACAATGGTCGAATCGTCTGATTGTTGTTGTCCCAGGAACCTGACGATTTGCAAAAATGCCATGCGCTGTTCACGCGACTTCAATGCCTGAAATGTCACCGTGAACTTATCCAACCCCGTGTCATGAGCAAACGACAATTCAGTACCGACCGCAAGCGCGGTAATGTCTTCGGTATTGATCAACAGGCGTTCGAGATATTCCAGGAACGCTTCTTCATTCCCCGCATCACCATATTTGGATGCGTTGATCCTGTCCAGTTCCATGCGAATTGAATTGAAATTCTGAACCGTGACTGATGTTGCGTAGTTAACTAGGAAGCCGTGAATGCCTGCCATGTCGTTCTCCGTGATTAATAGTAAGCGTATTTTGCAAGCCGGGTTGCTTTTAGTAAATCTTCCCTGGCAATCCGCCGGTAACAGGTAGTACGTCACCCGGTTTCCCGTTCACTGTTTTGCCAAATTCCGCGTGCCCCGCTAAACTAAATGCCCGAATTTTCCCCGCCGCGATTTTCGTCCAGAGATCCATGTCAACAACTTTAACACCCAAAACCCAATCGCCCTTCTTCCACAACAGCTTGCCTTCTTCGTTATTGTCTTCGCGGGCCAAAAATGACTCAACGATCATCCCTGATCCGTTGACCGAGTTATGCATATAGTCAATTCCGGCCTGTGCCAGTTGAACATTGACCATAAACTGATGAGCCATTTTCTCAACTTCCTCGGCGGTCATGAAATGACCTTGAAGATCAATTTCGTCCGGTCGATACACCACGCCGTAAACGATCCGCGACATCGTGTCTGCTTTGACCAGCGGAATGCTTAGGTTGAATGGTTGCGCGTCCTTCGATACAGATTGCGTGCTGATTGGATGTGATTTGTGAACGTCCTCAATCTGCGCGTCTGTCAATCCGGCGTTTTTCAACGCCTGTTTCTCAAATTCAATGTATGATTTGTCAGCCATTCCCAGCGCTTCGCGATGTGCCTGAATATGGTCAATGGCGTCCTGCGGTATGTCCATTGGCTGGCCTGACCGCGCCCCCTGAATCGCCGCCCACGCCGCAGCAACCCCACCCCGATGTAGGTACATATCGCCGTCAGTGAACCGCCCCTTATCGTCCGCGTCTGAACCGCTTTCAACCCAGTGATGCGGGAGTTTCCATGTGGAAACTTTGTCCTTGTCTTCTACATAAGCAAACGCCAACGCCGGGAGTTCTGTTTTGACCACGTCGCCCCAGGATGGTTCCGCCGCGTCAACTGTGTTGTTGTGAACCAATGCCTTAGCAACCGATCCCATTTGGCGTTTGGCCGGGTCGAATATTGTCTTCGCGTGTCCAACACGTTTCCCAACAGCCACGGCTACTGCGTGCCCGCCGCTCAATTTGGTAATCGTTTCCTCAACCTCTGTCACAATGGTTGCGTCGATCCCCATGTTCGTCAGCATATCGGATTCGAATTTGCGGTATTCAGGATCATCCGCCAACAAAGTCAGGCGATGCTCGTTGATGTGCATCAACATCTCATTGGGCACATAGACATCAGAGCGCAGCATTGTCAGGAGATTGGCCCACGAAACAATCAATCCGGTTCTGTGCAAATACAGATCCCCGTCGCAATAATGGCCTTTTGAATCCAGTATTTCTGTCCCGCCGCGCACCCAATGATGTGGCATCCGGTAATCGCACACCATTTTCCCTGTGTAGTGATCCTTCCATTCGGAAACGGTTGCATAGGCAATCGGCGGGAGTTTGTCCTTCTCGACTTCCGACCATTTCGGTTCGTTCAGCAACCACTTATCATTATGAATGAAATCTTTTGAATTGTAATCGGGCATCGTGTCTGTCTCCGCGTTAGTAATGTACCAACGGGTTCACAGAACGGACATAATCACGGCGTGTGTGCTTATTTCGTCTTATGCGGGATGTATTCAACCTGATATTCAACCTGTCGTCGGTCATCGGCGTTTTGCCCGCCGATCCCAACACCCAACATCATCGTTTTTGGCTTCGCTGACACGTCAGCCTTTTCAAGGCGACTTTTCATCGCCTCCAAGTCAGGTTCTCCTGATTTCCGTTTGAGTGGAATCATATCTTTTCCCACAGTGTACTCCTTTGTACGTCCCATTAACACAATTTCAGCCTCTTCCTGATACTTACCTTTGCCCCAGGATAGAAAGCTTGTGATCACTTCGTCCAAATCTTCCTCCCCGATGTCACGGAATAGCACGACACCACCATGTACGTTTTCACGTTCCGCAAATTTCAGAGCCATATCAGCATCGAACGTCCACGAATTCGCCTCGTAATCGTTGATTTTCAAATTTCCCTTGCTCAAATCGCTGGCATCGTCAGCGGATCGGATCGCTAACCCCCGATAAACGCGGAATTTCTTCCCATCCTTGAACAGATTCTTTAACACAACACGCGCTGCCGCCACTTCCTCATAAAATGCCTCATCCGACATATCGTCGCCCTGTGCCGAATGCTCCCGAAATTCATTTTGTGCCAGCTTTGACATTTTCAATTTATTCCTGACAACAGCCCCGCGTAACGCCTTACCCTCCATTGTCGAAGCCGATTGCCATCCCGATGTTGCGTTAAGTCGTTCCTTGAGATGTTCCCCCTCGATCAGCATATTGGAATAATGCGGACCACGCCCGATAACTTGCATTGACTGTGACAAAACAACAGAATTACGCATGGGTGAATTTTTCGGCAGGTCGCCATAAATCTTCTCCAACAACCCGCGCCCATGACTAACAGTCCGTTTGTTGTCCAATACGTCATCAACTTTGCTTGCTGTATCCACAATATTATCAATCGCCTTTTTCCCTTCCACACTCATTTTCATGCCGTTCATTTTGTTAGTCACGGCAATATCACCGCTAAGTAATGGTGCTGTATCCCCTGTCGGCTTAGGCACAGGTTCAACTGGTTTCTTCGGTGCCTTCGGTTTAGCGGGTTTCGGCACAGCCGGTTTCTTCGGCGCAACCACCGGCTTAGGCACCGGAATATCCACAATCGACATATCAGGCGGTGCGATCACTTTGCCATCAGGTAGCGCATTCTCGTCGTATGACAAATAGCGCTGGTATTTGTGACCGACCTTTTTCATTGCCGCCGAATTCGCCTGGAATTGTGCTGTTCTGATAGCATTGGCGGGCAATTTGTCAATCTCGACACCCATTTTATCGGCCAATTTCGCCTGTGCATTGACCAATTCGTCCAGGTAGTACTTGTCATAGTCTGCCAACACGTCCTTCATATTGGCCTGTTCACGCCGATTCGTACTGCGGACCCGGGACATATACCGCGTTTGATCCGTGACCCCTTTCAAAGGGGTCGCATCCGAACCTGTTACGCGGATCTGATCCACATTAGTCCGCAGCAACCGCTCCAATTCCTTCCGCCCGACCATTTCCCCACCAATCGAGTTTTGCATGATTGCATAACGCCCCGGATCAGCACCTTCCTGAGTCAAATAGCGGTCCAAATTGGCATCCGACAAATCATCACCTAAATCAGCGACCAACCCCCCCTCGTCAGCAGCAACGATCTTGCCGTGTGCGGTTTTCATGGTTGCCAATTGTGCCTCAACATCAGTCGCCGTCAGTGTCGAGCTGCGCGTTGTTAATCCGCGTTGTAATGCTTTGTCTAACTCCGGTGGTATCGTCGGTCCCGTCGGTTCAACCCCGCCCACCGTTTGCAATCCGCCCGAATAGTCCACCTCGGTTGTTGATCGACACCTCCCGTGATAAGGAGGCAAGCCAACCCCGAGCGCGGACATACGATTAGATGACGTCCCGGGCGGGATTGAAATTCGCTGTCCGTTATGCCAGACGTGTAACCCGTGCGATTTGTTGTATGACGGCCATGCATTTTTCGCGAGGTACTGATCAGGTGTTTTCGTGTCCAGAACGTTTGTGTAGTGATCCAAAACTGTTTCAGTTGAAATGATCGTCCCGTCCAAACCCCGACAGATCTGCGTCGTTCGCCCGTCAATGACAGCCTTCACTTTCAACTGTGCAATTCCCACCGACGCCCACGCCGATGTCGATCCAACACTCCGCGCATTCCCGGCAATCGCGTCAGACGTGACGCCTAAATAATCCTCCGCCACAATTCCCTTACCGAGATCAGCGCCACTTTTGTATCCCTTGGGTGTCGCCTTTTCGACGTACACCCCGTAATCGGCCAGAATCAGATCAGAGATTTGATCCGCTGAAAGCAACCCGGCTTGCTTTTCGACGCCCGCCCATTCGTCATACGTGCCCCCGGCCTCGAACGTTGCCGTGATACGTGCCTCAACATCGGCATAATAGCGCCGCAGAAATTCCTCGTCGAAACGGTTGATTGATTCAACCAGCATATCAACCCGTGCCGATGACGTAATCTTCGGCAAGCGGAATTTGCGTGCTTCGGATGCATGGATTCGATTGACGTATGCCCGGGTCTGTGTTTTCAGCACACCGCCAATTTTGGGAATGATAGCGTCCGCATATTCGGCCACCATCCCGCGCAAACGTTTAGATGTTCGGGCACGTTCAGGTTGATTCGCCTGTCCATTAGATACGGACGTAATTAGGCGACGCATTTCGGTCAGAATATCCAATTGCCCCGCGATAACCCCCGTTATCCCCTTATCCATTCGCTCAACTGTATCATCCAACCCCTCGGCTTCAACCGGGTCTGGTTCCGCCTTGTGCATACGTTCCAGGTAATGACCTAACAGGTGAGTCGTTTCAATTACGCCCACGAAAACCAACCAAGTACCAAACCGCGCCGATAACCGTCACTCTGCGCTATTGCGTTGCTGCGTGAGACAATTGCATTCCACAGATCGTCAGCATTCGCGTACTTCCCCAACCGCAAATCCATTGCCGACAATGCGTGCGGTGGTAATTCCCGCTTGACCAATTTGATCGCCAAATAGTTCAAATTGTATTTCCACGAGTCAGATCCAAACCTGATGTTATGGGTTGTTGCCCGTGCATGGTGTTCGTGACAAAGCGTGATAAAATTCCACGTTTCGTCAGTACGATCAGCCCCGCCAAAAATGTGGTGCAGTTCCAAATTCTCATTAACCGGATAAGTCGCATTCAGGATAGCGCACGCCTCGCAATAAGCGAATCGCTGTTTGTAGCGTGCTGCGATCCCTTCATTGTCAATCAGTACCCGGCGTGCGATCATTGCTTTACGAGTTCCCTTTTGGCAAGATCTGCCAATTTCCTGTGAAGGCGGTCCATTTCGTGAACGTGCCCCGCGATTTGCATGAACCGCGAAACGTCACGCAATGCCGGATGTTTCAGAACGGATAAACCCCCCTTCTTTTGCGGTTCCCCATCACCTAAGTCTGGTGGTTCTGTCGGGTCATCGTTTTCTGGCGGTTTGGCGGGCGGTTTAGATTCGTCCGCCTCTGGCGTCACGGGCGGTGGTGGCGCAACCTCATAGTCGTCAGTAGGATACGACCCCGGAACCTGTTTCATTGACCGCATCAACGTGATCATTGCTTGAGCAACTGGAGCCGGATACCATAGCCAAATCTGATCCACCTGATCGTTCTCGTCCACGTCATCCAGACGGATGTCGGTCAACTGAGCGAACAGCAGACGTGCTTCGCGCCCCGTGACATACGGACCGAAAGTTTTCATAATTCTTTCCATTTCCTCGGCACGCGAAATGGTTGGGCCGCGAGACCTGAATTGGTGATAACGCACACCCATTTCAGGCATAATGAAGCGGTTAATGAACTCGTCAAATTCAGACCGTTCCGGCCCGAACACCTGTTCTTCCGCAACGCGCTTGCTAGTTTCAGCGTTGGCGTGTGTGTAGTCCTTCATTCGTCCGAAAAACATAGGCGGCAGGCGGAACGCCTCACCGATACGATCCACACACCATTTTTGGTATTCCGCAAACATCATATCTTCGCGATGGTTCAGCGGCACGAGTTCTACCTTCGACTTGTCGGCTTGTTGCTGAAATACGTTACCTGACGCCGCCGATTCAACCTGAATCACGAGAACTTTGTGCGCGTGGTCCTTTCCACGTTTCTTTTTGACAAGATCACGAATTTCCCGGACTGTTTCGTCCGAAATGTGTCCGCCTGAAATCATTACCGCGTAATCCCACATTGCGCCATTAGCGAAGAAATTCGCGTTCGTTTCGTCAGCATCACGACCCCCCAACACGGCCAGCATCGCGCCCATCCAACGTGGTACGCCGTACTCTGAATCAGGGTCGTCAATTCGGAAATGAATGACCTCGGACGCCGCGATAAATTCACCTTGCGTGACAACTTCCGTGGTCCCCTGATTCCCATTCTTTCCCTTATCTCGAGCATTATTCCGACGCCGTGCTGTTTGCATAGGCATTTCAGCAGGTGCTGACCCACCTGTGGCCGGTTCGTCAACAAATTGCCCTGTCCGTGAGTCCATAGTGCGCGGGTCGCCGTATTCCTTGAACCATATTTTGTGCTTGCCGCCTGTCGTTTCGATGATCTGAACAAACCGACGGAACCGACGTGGGAAAACACGGTCTTCGTATGTGTAGTTTTCCTCAAGCGACGGCATTCGAATCACTGAATCGACATATTCCGTGTCTTGTGGAGTCATGCGCATAGTCACGACCGGCAAATGTTCAAACCCCCCGATTGAACCGTCAACGTTTCGGACAACCTCCCAATAGGCGTTCCCTGTCGTTTCCTGATCCTTCCGCTTTTTCTTCCGCAGTTGCGCCCAGCTATGTTCAGCCGAGGCATAGTCGAAGAACAGCCGAATTCGACGCGCTTCCAATCGAATATCTTCCTCTAATTGCATCCTTTCTTCAACCGCTTCGACCGTTTCAATCAGGTCATAGCCAAACGCCTCGATATTCGTCGCCATCGCGTCAACGCATTGTGTCAACGTCGAATTCAGTTCCAATAGATAGCACAACAAGCGGGGGTTGTTTGTCGGTTCGAGTACGCGCTGATCAGCGGTTAATTTGTAGTCAGCTCGAAACGGATCGTCCCCATACCCTGGCAATCGGCGCGATTTCTCGCGATCTGAATCAGCCTTTTCTAGTTCCGCAAATTCCTCGAACAGGTATGCGGAAACCCCATGCGCGATGTCCCCGACTTTGTACAGTGCCACCCCGTCGCTTATCGTTGGAGATGAATCGTCAGCGTCCGTGTTTTGTGTGTCGTTCATAGTGCCTTCCACCGATAAAATAGGGTAGTTTCTAACGTTCGGCGTCTGGGTAATCCGCTTTCCGACGCCCTAAAATGTAATCTGGTCTACGCTGTGCATTCGGCGGGCATACCGCCAACATCCGCCACCCCTGATCTAAGTGGTCTTGCAAAACGTTCGTGCATGAATCTTCCAGGTATGTCACTTCGTCAATGAATGACAGCACGTTATTCGGAACATGGATAACAACCGCTGCACCATCCACAATTTTCTGAATCAGCCCCGCAGAATCCTGAGTTCTTGCCTCCAATGCTTTCACGCGATCTGTCAACCGCACTAGCATATTCTCAGGCAATGCCTGAATATCAACCTCTAACCCAAAATCAGCGATAAATCTCAGATCATCATAATCCGCATAGAATGTACCATGTACATATCTTGGTTTTTCAGCCTCTAAAGACGGGAATCTCGTTCGCAGCGCCGTGTATTCTTCTGCTGTCAATGTGTCCCACTTGCCCCAACTCTTAAATCTGATGCCGATCACAACGAACCCCCACCAAATAGTTCAGACTGACCATCCCCGAATGTCCCTGGCAAATACGGCAATGGTTGCAATATTTCGCCGTCAATTTCATGACCCGCCCGCTGTTTCCCAACCCGCTTCCCGTCCTTGAATTCGCCCCACTGCTTGAAATGAACCGTAATGCCCCACTGACGACATTGACGGATCAGCGACCGAGCCCATTCTGCCTCCATTTCCCGCGCCCCCCGACCCGACTCACCACCGATGATGACGTAATCAGGAAGAACCCAAGGATTTGTCCGAACATACGGGGTCAGGTCAATCGGTCCCAGTAACGGTTCAGCCGAAACGAATCTTCGCGCCCCAGCCGTTTGCAGTAAATGTGTTATGCGAACACGCGCCGTCTCGTCGTTTTCAACCGAAACACCTATCCAAATGTTGCCTCGCGGAGCAATGCCGTTGTGCCCGAAATGTTCGACCCACTCAGGATCGTTCTGTTTCATCGCGGGAAGTACGAGACTGAGAAATTCTCGCATCCGTTCAGAACGTTTAGTCAGCACCATATACGTGTGCCGACTGACGGATTCCATTATGCGCCAAACCCGATAGATGAATTCATCGCTGATTTTTTCATGGAATAGATCGGACATCGAGTCCACGAACACGACTTTCGGCTCGCGCCATTTGCGTGGTTCGTCCAGCTTTTCAGGGTGCATTTGCACGTTCCCGAAAAACCCGTCTTTGTAGTACGGATGGTCAGACAGCATCCTTTGTGCCCACGTCCCAGCGTAGCAATTCTTACAGCCTGCCGAGACTTTATCACACCCTGTCGTCGGGTTCCATGATACGTCAGCCCACTGAATTTTGGTTTTTCCGGCCACCTAACCCGCCTAAACGTCGCCTTTTTGGCAACGGTTGATGTAATTCGACCACGTTGGCCCGATCAACATTGATCTTGCCCATTTCTGCGATGATTTCATCACGACTCGGGATGTCCCCCCGCTTTTCCAGAACGGTCAGCAGGACGTATAGATCATCCGATACTTCCCGCACTCGACGCCACGCCATCCAACCGAATACAGCTCCGATCAGTGCAAATACAAGGATCAGGCAATCACCTAGAATTTCCGCCAACAAAGCGATTTCGTGCGATTCCATAGTGTCTCCTATGATTATGTGGATCATAGGGGTTATCGGCTATATGCCAATAACCCCCGTAATGTCAATTATCGATTGACCTCATCATGGTAGAAAAATGCTGCCGTATTGTAGGCATTGGCCAGGGCATTAAACCCCTCATACCGCCCGCGCATTTCCTCACTCTCCCAAACAGAGTAGCATATCTGCGATGACGTGCATTCATTGCGGATCGCAATCGAACCAGCTTTGCGCATGGTCCAATCATTGTGTGGTGAATCACAGACCATCGCCGCCTTAAATGTTTTCACGCGCTCAAGCAACATTAGTGCCCGGTTTCCGTGATCTAGTGCTGTACCTTTCATGCTGTTTTCCTTACTGGGTTTCGACGTGTTGTCATCGTCGTGTACACAATAATAACAACAATAGTTAGAAACGTCCATTATTTTTGACAAAAAGAAACCCCGCCCACTCTTGCCAAGTGGAACGGGGTGCCGATAAAAGGAACGCTATCCGCCCTAGTTTAGTTGTTTAGCGCGTTTTCGGCTAACGTCCACAGCCGTGTGTTAACGTCCATTAGGGTCTGAACCGACTTAATGCCTCGTGATGTTGTTCGATCCCCCGCCGCATTTATTCCACGAATGCCGCCACGCACCAGATTCTCTTGAACCACGTTGAATGTGTTCCAAAGTGTCGTGGTGTCATCGCTGCGCCGTCGCAAACGGAACAGACGTTCAGGTTCGAAAGGCCAATGTGCTCGCTCGTTGCCTTCCTCGTCGCAATCACGCTCGCCGTAACGGACCAGCATCGATTCACGGGCGAATTCAACCGCTTCCAAATGGCCGATCTTGCGATTGCGCATTCGCTCAACGAGATCAATCGCATTATCGAACGTTGCCGCCACGGTTGACGCCGCCTCGATTGCCGCGCCCGAATCATACTTCGTATGAATCAGACGTGCTGACGCAACCGACGCCGATGCAACCGTCAGACCATTCGAACAGACCAACCGATAAATTCCTGCGTCGAATCGAAACGCCGTATCACCGTTGTGGCTGTTCGTCAGGATCAGTTCAGGCAGAATCTCGCCTTGAAGCACAGGCTGTTGGTCTAGTTTGCGCATTCGAACAACATGCTTTTCAAAGCCGATATTTTCCTCCTTGTTGGCTCGCTTTGCCATCACTTTGACCGCGCCCCATCCTGCCTCGGCCAATTCGTCGAGAACCAATGATGTTGACGCGAATTTGTAGCGTGCTGAAATGTGTTCCGCAGGGCGTTCAGCGAACAGCGTTGGTGCCGCCTTCATTAGCTGATCGCGTGACATAAATGGTGTCGTGTGGTATTGTCCAGGTACGTGCATAGTTTGTTTCCTTACTGGTTGTTTACTGACTGCCTCGTCAGATCGGGGAGTCAATCCCCCGATGACCGGAACAGGTCCCGGTTTCGGCTAAATCATTCGGAAAATTCAAAGTGGAAATCCACTTTCGTCCAATACTTTCCCTGAACCCAATTTTCGTGACCCTGTGACGACATCACCATGTTCTCGCTGTCCAGGAATTTCAACAGGTCAACTAACCTGTCCCCATGAACGGTCAAAGTCGGTGATTCATACGTGAATTTGGTTGAACCAACCTCGCCGTATACGTTGACCATGACAATTTCACGATTTGGTAAGGATCGCAACCGGGTCACGTCCATGCGGATTGATTTGAGCACTTTCCGGTTCATAACACACCCCTTAAACTGATTCACAGACACCACCTTAGATATTCCTCAACGTCAGAAATCTCTGGACCATTGCCGTCCTCGTCTTCCTCAATACCCTCCAGCCAACGCTTAGTCTCTTCGTACGTTAGCGGGATAATTTCCTCGGAACAATCCACAAACTCGTTGTTTTCATCAACGTAGCCATCACCGTCGGTAATTTCCAACAGGAAATAATCCCCGGCTTTTGTTCGGTAAAGGCACTGATCGCGTGAGCCTAAACGGTTATCCACCACTAGTGCTGAGTCATCAGTATTGTATTCGAAGCCATTGATTGTGTCTTTCATTGCCTTGCGCCTCCTATTGCGCTGCTTATCCTTGGATGCTATGCCAACTGATCCCATGATCCCTGTACATCCTCAGGTAACCAAAGCGAATGATTTTGTGATAAAGCCCCGACCTGCGCCCCTGTTTCATCAACCAATAGAAGATCCTGGCCCGTATTAATGACGCCATAGGTTGGTGTAATCCCAGCCTTAAGGTCACGCGCTATTGCAACCTCAATGTATTTCAGCGCGTCATTCACATCCGAAGCGCGAAAAACATCATATCCTGCCAACCCATTAGCGTGCCGTGCTTTGCTGTGGTAATACCACCTAACATTCAATGTCGTTTCTTTTTGATTGTCCATTTTGTATTCCTTACTGGTTGATCAGACAGCGTCAATCGCTGCCCTATGTACATTATAATAACAACACGAATCAATTATGTCAAGCGTTTTCACTAATTCGCGAAGAATTTCTCAAAAAAAATGGCCCGCCAACGCAAAGCGCGGGCAGGCCATGAACCAGAAAGGAAAACCCGAGGTATTCCTCCCGTGAGAAAAGTTAATCGTGGGAGGAATATAGCCAGGTTTCAGGACGATCAGTCGCGGAACCAATCGAGACAACATGGACCCCACCGCGTTGTTGTCCGCGCTAACACGGTGGGTGAATCATTATTCCTCGCCTTTGGCAGTCATCCAGGCACGAGCCGTTCCCCATGCTCCCGCACTATCCGCATCGGCCTGATCTTCCGCTACTTGCAATGTCTGCCGATAGTCCTTGGCGGGTTTCCCGTATTTCCACCATATCGGCGACCACCCCGCCCGAATGATTGCCTCCTGCGCTGATTTGCCATTGTTCAGCACGACCGCCAAATAACGCCCGTATGCGTCAGTTTTCACCGAATTAGGGAACCAGACTGTGATCTGCGCATTGACAGGGAGAAACGTGCGCAGGAATTCCCGTGCTAACACACCCTCTGGCATTTTCGCCCCGTGTGCATTACCGCTGACCTCGGGTGTATCGATCCACAACAGACGGATTTTGAATTCATTCTGATTAGCGTCGATAGCGGTCACGGTGTCACCATCGTACACCGATTTGACAGCAGCCTTGAATGACGTTGCCGCCGTCACTGATTCGGCATCACAGCAGATCAACAGCAGAATGGACATCATGAATAACATGGAACGCATAGTTTTCTCCTAAATAGAGCCTAATTCACGCCGAACAACGTCGATTTCGCGTATTGCGTCCTCAAGCTGTGGCATTACGTCTGCCCCGCCGCGTAATTGCGATACGAGAGCGCCGCGTATGCTTTCTAACCTAAGTAATTCCATGCGAAGACGGAATTCACGTACCATTGTTTCAGGGAATACGCAATTTGCCGCGAACAGAACCGCATCACGGAATAACTGACTCACAGGCAATTGATCGCGCATAGTAAAGTCAATTTTCCCGCGTGTTGCCGCGTCCCGAATCCACACCCACGATTTGCTTCCTTCCTGAGTACGAAGATACTTTTCGCCATTCCGTGCCAGGAATTTGTCCCTGATCGTCTGATCCAACAGTAGAGCCGCAATAATGAATATATCAACCCCATGCGCACCGTAACCGTGTTGCTGACGCGCTTTGCTTGGGGCCGACATAATTGACGCCCGGACATCTAGCGATGACATCCCCAACAATTTCGCCAACCCATCCACAAACACCCCGTCAAGGTGTGTTTTGGACAGGATTGCGAACATTTTCCCCGCCTCGCGCAATACGTCAGCACGTTCGCCAACGGTTATACGATTCAACAGAAAGCCAACCGATCCAATAGTATTCAGCCCTGGACAAACCCCGCCATTCTCGCGAATCAGATCCGCTGGATCTTTACCCGGTTGGGAAATTCCAACACGACATTCGAGCCCGCATTGGGCCATAAGCAGAACAGATTTTTCAGCCGCCGCCAACCCCGCCTGATCCGCATCGAAAAACAGGATCGCCATGTTCGTGCGTGCTTTCAGCAGTTTGATGTGGTCAACAGTCAACGCGGTCCCCATTGGGGCAACCGCCACTAACCCCGATTGCCACATCAGGATGACATCGAAATAACCCTCGACGACATAGATCCTATCGACCCGCGATTTGACCCGATCCAATCCAAACAGCAGCGACCCTTTTTTGAAGTCGTCTGACTCACGAGAATTGATGTACTTCGGTATGTCTTTTTCAACCGATAGTGTACGCCCTCCGAACCCGACAACACGCCCCCTGGCGTTACGAATCGGGATGATCAGACGACCACGGAAAAACGGATAGCTCCCCCCCTGACTAGACACTGACATCAGTCCAGCCTCGATCAGTTCTTTCGGCACAAATTGCGTTTTCATGGCCTTTTCAAACCAATCGTGTGTGTCACGCGCATATCCAATACGGAATTCTTTCGCGATGTCATCCCGAACACCCCGATCAGTGACGTAATTCTGTGTAACACGCGAATTGGCATACCCTGTCTCAAATACCGCCGCCGCTGCCTCCATGATGTCCAAATTACTCGTGGAATTTCGCTGATGATTGCCGTCGTATTCCGGTTGCAACCCGGCTCGCTGTGCGACGTGCTCAACAGCCTCACCAAACGACAGTCCGTCACGTTCCTGAATGAATTGAATCGCGTCACCATGTGCCGCACAACCGTAACAGTGATAATGGTCAGGGAAAACATGGAAGGAGCCTGTCTTTTCAGCATGAAACGGACACAGGCCCTTCATTGACGCGCCGTTGCGTTTCAATTCGACGTATTCGCCCACCATATCAGGCAAGTGAATTGCCTCGCGCAGTCGATTCAGCCATTCCCGCTTGAATCCCATTAGAATGACCAGTCTTGCATGATAAATGTCCCTGTGGACGATTCTTCTGCCCACGTCCCCGGCAAGTCTTCGACGGGTTCAGTTGAAACATAAACAACTACGCCCTTGGATGTCTGCTCGTTTCCCAGACCCGCCTTCGCATACGGGTTCAGCCTCGAACGCCATTGCAAATAGCGCCCTGATTTGCCAACCAATTTGCGGTATTCCAGCGACGCATCGTCGTCAAATTCATGGCGATACGGTTCAGGCAATGACATAGCCGCCTTGGTCAGCAATTTCATTGTCTTCCACGGAGTCGAGACGACATTGGACGCCTTCCGTTCGATTTCCTTGGTCAATAGATCGCCAACGGTCATGATTTTGCCTTTTTTGGCGTGGGTTTGGAGCGTGTTTCGTCGGGATGTTTGACGAATTGCTGTTTGCGTATTTCCCAACATACCTGATGATAGCTTTTCTGGACAGTAGAACCGGGGATAATACGCCCGCCCTCATCGTGGTACTGATTGCAAAGTTCACATAGCCAGAACATTACGATTGCGCCGCCTTAAGTGACTGAAGTGCATTAAGTATGCGTTCTTTCGGCAAAACCCCTTCAAACTGATGTAAGTACGGTGCCGGATTATCATTAATGTCCATGACAGTCACACGATTCAAATTATATAGAAACAATTTCCGCAAGGCCTCTGATTCTGGAGTATCCACAAAACACCCATTGATAATCGTTCCACAATGACCCAACGCACACCGCTGAGTATGGTCTAACTGATTCACATAGTTTCCAACGAACATTTTGTCGTCAGGAATAGCTTGGAATTTCTTGATGAAGTGATCAACGTCAAACATTGCCATGCTCCTAAAATATCATGCGCACCATCCAGGCAACGAACCTGGCACACCCTGTCAGTCAGGTAAACTTTTCGGCGTTTGTATCTAAACAGCGCATCGCTTCAGCTACATCGGACTATCCTCTGCGCCCGCCTACTAAGCCATCGGTTAATTAGACCGCAGAACCATCATCGGTTTCTATGGTGCATGGGTATTGCCCCGGAATCGAACCGAGTCACCCCCCAATCGGGGCGGCCATCACTAGCCGTCAGGTCGCCGTGCCTGCGTGCAATACCATAGTGCCCCGTGTCGTGAGGCAAACGCATAACTAGTATGCCTATTTCTCACCCTCTGACAGCAGAATTTGTTGAACAGCATGATAAGTCCCGTGCGCTTGACTGTATTCACGCGCCGCTGAACCCATCGCCGCAACAATACCACCTAACTCTTCAGCCGAACGACAAAGCTCTTCCGACTTAAGGAGCATATCATCAACTGACGGGCTATTCGACATAACCGCCACACACTGATCAATGTGATTCAATGTTTTGCGTAATGTCTTTGCAATTGCTGTTAATGAATTGTTACCGTCAATAACGTGATTGCCAGCCCTATCAGTCAATCTATCAATAGTGCGCTGTGTCTTGTTGTCCATAGTGATTTCCTTACTGGTTGTAATCGGGTCAACGACGACCCTTATGTACACTATAATAACAACACATTCGGATTATGTCAAGCGATCTTTTCAACGATTATTTGCAATTCCCCAGACGTCACTCTGGAATTGATTTGGTCATCCTGAATAGCAAATTCCTTCATTGCTAGACGTCCAGCATCGCGTGCGTCAATCGCATCAACCGTGAGCATCCATACGTCCCTTAAACGTCCTGTGGATTGACGTGCGATGACCCTGAACCGCATTTTCGGCTTGGTTGCCCGTTCCTTCGCCTCTTCCAAATTGTAATCGACTTCCAATTTGGTCATCAGGCGTGTCACAGCGTCTTTGTGTGGATCGTTACAAATTCGATATGGGCTCATCGACTTACAATGATCACACTCGCCCATCGCCAGCACGACACGACCACCAGCACAACGCGCTGTTGATTTGAAATATCGTTGTGCCAACAGATCAAAGTCTCTGCTGTCCAGGCGATGACCCATCATCGCCAGAATTTGTTCCTCGTCGTATGTATCACTCACTACCTAACTCCACTAATGAAATCATAACTGCCGCACGCCCCGCCCGAATTTCGTATGATGGCGTATGCCAATTCCCTTCCAACATACCAAGGGCTCTCTCTTTAGCGTGTTCCATCCCATGTGCTCGAACATTATAGATGCGGTCCTCACCGCCATTATGCAACCTAAACAAAACTCTATATTGATTCAGCGGGCCAACCCATTCGTCAGCACACACTTCCGCCGATAATCGCCTAGGTTGGGTGACATGACCTGGTAACCGTACAAATCGCCCGGGAATTTCCGCATATTCTGTATAGCGCAGCGTAATGAAATTCCCCTCCTTATCCTGATGGATCGTTGCTTTGCGCTCCTTGTCAGCGCTAATTACTGAATAGAGGTAATCCATTGTAGTTCCCTTTTGGTTTGATTGAAAAGCAACCCGGCTTGCTTTATCCCCATAAATAGTTCGCGAAAATGGTAATGTTCCGTTTCTCACGTCGGATCTGTTCACGTCTAGCGGCAAAACTTCCGTTCCGCTGATTCATAGCGCACTCCTGTGGTTTTCTTCCCCTAAAATCGATTCAATCAGTGCCGCATCGGTCCATATTCCGCGACGCACTAGCCGCCTAATATCCTTCGGCGTAAACGAAACAAGTTTACCTGTTTCCACCCCCGTCCCCGTGGCCACGACATAATATGAACGCCACTTGAAACATTCACCGCTTGACAGGGTAATTTCAGTGACCTTTTGACCGACCACAATCGAACATCCGACGTATGACTTTGACCCACTTTCCCCTTCTTTACTACACGTTACCAGACAATCTGTCAGGACCAATTTGACGAGTTTCCGTTTCATGAATGACCACCCCTTAGCGCCTTGGCTAATACTCGATACACACCCGTCCCGTTACCAGGAGATGTGCCAGGTAACAACCAATAGATAGCGTATTGCATGGCATTTTCCAACACTTTGACCCGTTCCGCTAGAGTCGTTGGGTCGTCTGGCTGAACGTCCACCATAGTGTCCAGAATGTCACGCAACAACCGCACTTCTGCGATTAGTGCCGGGACGTCCTGACGCGATTGTGAAATACGTGTCTCAATGTCATCCAGGTTCAGCGGCATCAATCATGCTCCTCAACTGAAATAGACACCTTCCCCGGCGCAATTTTCTCGCCTTCGGCACGCAACCATTCAACGAATTCATGACGTTCGCTCTCTTCGACTCGGAAATACCGATCCTTGCCGCCCACGCTAACCTTTGCTGTGTATTGCTGACCCATGACCTCGCAATCAAAACAGCGATTCCACCAATCAATAGGTTGGGACATCACTTACGCCCCATTTCAGTCAGTTGACCACCGTCAACCAACAGGGAACGTTCCGCCCCATCATTCATGATTTCGATCTGGTATTGTGTGTCGGTTTCCACACATTTGCACTTAGCTGGCGGCCATTCAAGTAACGACATAACGATATAGAGCACCAGTCCAAACGCTATGCCGCCACACATCAGCATCACAAAGCCGAAGAATTTGGCCCAAAAAGCATAGTTCATTCGGCAACCCCCGACCCCGCGATAACCGCCGCATTGGATACCTCAATATCCCCTGTTCTGAGCCAACGCACTGCCCCGGAAATCAGCGCGTCAATGTTGTCAGAACCGATAGTTATCCCGCAATATCCGTCAAGGTGACTCACATTTTTGAATCGATACAACAGAAACGTTTCTTTTTGCAGTGAATCCGCATGGATGTACGCAGCATAGGTATCGTTGCGCTCACTATAAATGCATTGATCCCACAACGGGGTTTCAGCAATCTTTAGATTTGATTTTTGCAAGTCCCCCATGTTAACCCACAGATCAGCACCAGCGACCAAAGCATCGCGGTTGGCGTGCTGGTAAGAGTGTCCAATCTGTACCATGTTCCCTGTATCCCGATTCATACTGAATCGATATAGAACAAAACCACCATCTTCGGGTATGAAGATCCGTGCTCTCCGATTACGTGCTTCAACAGAATATTCAACTTCTGATTGGTTTTCTGTGTTGCTAGTTTCCATGTTGTCCTCTGGATCACTATCGTGATCCCTATGTACATTATAATAACAACACTAGTCAATTACGTCAAGCGTTTTGAGGAAAAGTTACGATTTATTCGTCGTCGTCAGGATCAAAATATTCGACCGCCCGTGACCGCACGTTGTCGGCATTGCCACCAGACCCCTCTGGCAACGTGTGATTAGGCTCTAGCAGATTTTCGCGATTCATCCACGCCAGCAGATCATTCAGATCACGCGCCGTCGCGTCAACAATCCTGTCCGCTGTATCGTCCGCGTCAGTCGTGACGAACCGCAGTGCGAACCCTTTTGTGGTGGATTCTAACACCCACTCGTAACGGTTCCCGTCGTCGTCCTTCCATTCGCTGCTGAATGGACGGGACGCAACTATTTCGGCCAACGTGATCGGGTCTAGTAAATTCCCTAGCGACCCTTGAAAACCATGTCCTTGTGGAAGACCCATACCCGACACCCTTTGATCAGCACTTCGTAACGGCCCGTTTCATCAGGGCCGGAAATGACCTCCCCCAGGCCATTGATTGTACCTGTCTCGCGGCTCCCGACTTTGCCCTCCCAACAGGGCACCTCGCCTTTGGTCGAAACAACGTTTCCAGGAGGGTATAGAAACATAGGTTGTTCCAACCCCTCCCCGGAATACCCTAATCTGACCGCTTTCACGTCCTTTTCAGGCGTCTTTGGTATGATGATATTCGCCATCTATTCCTCAATAATATCCTCGGGTTTAGGGGACAAATCCGGGTCGTGTTTGAATTTATATCGAACGCTTTTCAGCCCTTTGGGGAACATTGCATCTAATCGTTCCTTGGCCTGATCGCGGGTGAAACCATACAGACGGACCTTCTGATAACCCTTGTCGCCCACAGCACGAACATGAATGATCCAGTCGCCGCGATCATCACAGTTCAGCATATCAACAGGCATAATCGCTGGGTCTCTCGAACGGCCTCTGGGGTGCGGTCCCCAATCAGGGATTTCGCCACTTAACAAGATATTAGACAAGGCAAACATCATGCCAGGATGTCTGAACCGCATTATCGACCCCACTTTCCGCGCCGAACTAACTGCGCGATTACGCCATATACTGATAAATCCATGAAGGTGTCGTCCAGTGTTTCATCTGGAGCGTCTTCGCCGCGCATCACGACCATCATGTTGACCAGCCTGTTGGTTTTGTCATTCATACGAACCGATAACGCCACAGACGCCGCATATTGCCCCTCTGGCGTGCTCGGATCTTGTCCGACAGCGATGTTACCCGGGCCATATCGTCGCTGTTTTAGACAAAATAATCTGAATTGCTCGTCCTGAATCTTGCGGAATTCTGCCACGGTTGCCGGGAATCTCCCTTCAACATATTGCACGGCGTCATCAGTTGTTGTTTGGAATGCAACAGGTGCGACAGATAATGCGTCACGCACCACCGGAGCCTTTCTTTCCTCAAACATTTCCCTAATGCTGTACTTAACAGGTATAATCCTCTCAACGAGACAATAACCCCTGACAGCATCGAAAATTATCTCACGCCGATCAATCGAAACAATACTCCGATCCCCATCCTGATCATCAATATGTCGCATGAGATCGATGTCGCCCTTCTCGCGCATTTCGGCTTGTGTGAACCAACCCACCTCAGAATGTTCCGGCAACGGATGATTCATCACAAGACGCTGAACCACGTCATTTTTGGCGAGCATCGGGATAATGACCCCAGGTATTGTTCGACCGCTATCAGTCAGAGAATACGTCCACACAAAGGGCAAGATTTCAACATTCATGAAACCCACCCCGAATTCCTCGGATAGTTCGCGGAGGGCGGCTTGCTCAAACGTTTCGTTCTGTTTGACCTTGCCACCCCCGCACTCCCACAGTCCAGGGAATAGACGACGATCAAACGTCCGCTTTGCCATCAGCAGACGCAACACGCCCTTGTCGTCGCAATGGAATAGGGACAGCGCAACATGCGTCTCGATCCTTTCCTGATTCGTTTCTGTCTGATCCATTTTTGTGCTCCAGTTTCGGTTTGGTATCCCCGATCATATCGGAGAGCGGGCCATTCAATAGGCCCTCAGCGACAATAGCGTCGCTAAAATGCGCTTGACCCTTACGGATCGCATAGTCATATCGTTTCATTTTGTACCTCGTTCGCTGCGTTCGCCCGCAACGTTCCCGATTAATCGGCACGCGATCAAAATGCTTGAGGCTAAAATTCCAATGCCCCTGACTTGCGGAATTTCGCCCGCGCCGACTTCGACAGCATAGCCGGGACAACAGCCTCGACGAACCATAAGGCCATCACCAGATCGTCGTGACGTGACACGCCGAACCCCTGGAATTCCGAGAAAATCTGACCCGTCAAATACTTATCGTGATCAGTTCGGCTGGGGAAGGCGTAATGTCTATTCTCAAATTGCACAGACATAGCCGGAATTCCGGTATACGGTGACGACTTGCTGGCGTCTGTCGTGTGCGGAATGATTGGCATACCTGTCTCATCCATTAGTGCCGAAACGAACACGTTCTGAAACACGTTCGCCTCAACTATGACCGCTGACGGCAAATACAGCTCGTATTGTTGCATGATCAACTGTTTCATCGCCAGGTAACGCATACCGCGTTCGCGAATCACATTCAGAACCCACCGCTTCCCCTGTTCGTCAACGCCAACCGTATAGCATACAGTCCAGTTGGAATCAGCCTTTTCCGCATCCGCCTTTTTGGTCACAGCGGAAAGATCCCATGATTGCACAACAGCTACGAAACGCCCACGAATGACCTCATAGGGCACTTTACCGCCAACATCACTGCCCAAATACGACAACCGTGGATCGGCGCACGCCTCAAGGACAGCCATTTTGAACAGTGCTGTATCGTCGTCAACTACCTCATTTTGGTTCTCGCGATTGAACAATTGAGCCCCCACTGACGCACGTTTGAGCAATAGTTTTTCCAACGGCCAACGCTCGCCCCATAGGACAGCAGGTGGGTCAGGTGTTTGCACCGTCACACTAACAGCGACACTTTGCCCTTCGATCAGTTCGTATTCAATCTCATGGGGAATTTTCGACACGTCGTCTATATCGATGGCCCTGTCGTGAACAACGAAAAACGACTTGTCGTCCGACATCAGCGACCCGTACAAATCGTAGTGGTGCTTACGTGTGCCAATCACAACGCAACGACCGTCAGGATCAAGCAATTCCAAGAGCGTACCGCGAAACCAATCCCAATGCTTGCGCCGCTGCGACTCAGATTCGGCATTGATTGGGTCAATCACGTCGTCGCAGATGATCAGATCAGCGCGGTTTCCTGTAATTGCGCCGCCGATACCAATCGCCTCAATCGTTGGATCAATCGATGACGCGCCGCGCACATAGATTTGCGTTTGCGTCCATTTCTCCCCTTTCAAATCGCCAAATTGTGCCCGAAATTCGCGTCCTTCCTCAATGATTTTCTTGACCGCACCCAACGTCTTACGCGCCGCGTCTTGGGTTTTGCGCACAAGCAGAATTCGGATTTTATTGTTCCGCGCCACCTCCTCGAGCGGCAACCATTGAGCCATTACCATCGTTTTGCCGTGGTCCCGTGGACCTAACATCAACACACGCCTCCGATCAGCATGATAGCGCCAACGGATTTGGTGCTCCCCAGCCATAACCCCCATACAGGTCAATGCAAACCCAACGTGTGACCCAGCCTTAGATAATTCACGGAGTTTTCCAAATACCTCCCCGAACACCTGTTTCACTTTGGCCTTACGGGTGGCATTGTCCCCCGCCCATGCTGATAGATCCCCCTCGCGGAGCATTAAGTCGTTCCATGCGCCAACGTATTCAGCCTCAATAGCGCGTATGTCGTCAAGCATTGGCAGTAGAAGCAACCCGGCTTGCACCTAGTCGCCCGATCCCTCCGATGGTTCGTCTTGAACATCATCCATTGATTCATCATCGACCACCATCCCATCAGGTAATGAAATCTGAATGTCCCCACACCATTCGACAGCCTGTTTCCAATTGCCCTTAACGAATACAAGCACATTCTGATGGCGTTTCCCTAGTTTCCGCCCCGATAGGAATTGCCCCCGTGTTCGTAATGGCAACCCCGAGATATTGTTCAGGAAAATCGCCTCATTGTACAAACGCAGGCCCGCATCCTGAAACGCCCGAACAGTGTCGCCGACAAAATTGCAATAGTACCCTTGCTTGTCCCTCAAATCCCCGACCACGAACACCGCAAAACGGTTGTCATTCAATAGGTCAACTGATTCCTGAATTATTGTCCGGTATGCCCCCATGAAATCCGCATACGACATATTCGATATGTCACGCGGATCGTCTGAATAGACCTCAAGATTGCCGTATGGCGGACAGGAGAACAATAAATCAGCACGGAAATCAGACCCGGCTAGTGTCTTAACGTCCCGTGAATCCCCTACAATCCAAGTCGGGTCAACAGCATCAAAACGTTCAATATTGACCTGTCGTCCCGCCTTAATTGCGTCATTATCAACCACTTTCCGGTGGGAGTCAATCGGCATCCATGCATCCAAATCTCCACCCCCCCCCCTCTAAGTGATCGCAAATTCGCTGTGATTCATCGCTCCCAAACAGCATGTTAAGAGACGTGCGAAATGCTTTGTATGCTGGAATTTTGGGCCCATCATTGTAGCATTTCAGTAACCGATAACGGTTACGAACGATCAACGTGTTGTTTTTGTTCAGTGTGAACGGCGATGCTATGCATCCAAAAGGTTTGTCATCAGAACCGTGTAACCCACACAAGTGTGATTCCTTCCCCTCGAACTGACACATTCGCTCCCCCGCCAAAGGCAACAACAAACCATCCTTAATTTCCCCGCCGCGTGCTCTAATTTTAGCCTCTTCCGTTGGATGTATCGAAATGATTGTTCCGGTTGGCGCAGTAGACGATTTACAACACGCTGCATGACACACATCGCGTATGTAATCCGGTTCACACCCATTGAATGCCTGACGCGCCGACTTAGCCGATACCTTGACGCGAACTAACCCCCCCTCGATCACACCCTTGCGCAATTTCGGCCCAATTCCGTCCCACTGAGCACGATTAGCCAAAATCTGATTTTCGGCAATGTCGATGCCAACATACTTCCGCCCCAGAGCCGCCGCAACAACACCGCGAACAGAACCGCCCGCAAACGGGTCAAGAACGACTGAATTTGGTCCAGCAAACCAACGATACACCAACTCGCACAGAACAGGGTCAAAAATTGACGTGCCAGCAGCCTTACTTAGCATAGAACGCGATACAACATCGGTCGGTGTCCGCTCGCCTTTCATATACGTCAGTCTACCTGAGTTCTGCGCCATAATGGCTCCCTAAGCGAATGATTACAATGCGGTTGCAAGGGTCTTAGCGTAACGCTTTTTCAGCGCCGCGATACCTGCGCTGCGCAATTCATCGGGGTTTTGTCCAATTTGAGTATAGAATCGTCGATTTTTGATTGCCGCATCGCCGCGTGTAATGTCGTCAGCGTGTTCGCCAAGACGCGGGAATTTTGACGCCATTGATAGCGCCGCATCCCACTTGCCAGTGGTCATTAGATCAACCAATTTGCTGAGCTTAGTTTCCATGTTGTTCCCTGATTATCACTGTACACATAATAACAACATTGCCCACATATTGACACTAAACTTGCGGTGCCTTTCGGCGGGATTCTTTGCCAACGCCTTCATCCCAAACCTGTTGACCCGTTTCCGGGTCCAATGACGCCATCGGGAGACCGTGCCCATCACCAGGCAAAACACGTCTTCTACCCGTTACCGGGTCACGAACCGTTTTCCATGACGGGCGAATCCCCCCCCCAGGCGAACTGCTGCCGAATGTCTTTTCACCACGCCCAACCTCACTCATAATGCCCAGCGACAACCACTTGTCTTTTCGATCACGCCAATAACCCTGTTGACAATCCAAAACAGAGAATGGCGGAACAACAAACGCATCATTCAGCATCCCACCCTCGTCACGCATTAATTCATTATTCCCGTCACCCCTCAATCCAATGTCTAAATCCAACGCCAGTGCATCCAGCCTCAAATCCTTGAACAGATCAGAATCGACCATCGTCAACTCACGCAAAATGTCCCCCAATTCACTAGTGAATTCACCCATAATCTGCGGATTGTTCTGCGTGACGTTCAACGCCTTTTCATCAGTTTCGTCGAGATCAACGACGACAACCTGCGTTTCAGTATGACCGTTTTCGCGCAATACCCTGAGTCGCTGATGACCTGACACTACATAACCAGTTCGGCTATTCCAAACGATAGGCTGAACATTGCCGAACCGATCCATTGACTTTGTCAACCCCTTGAGCGCTTCCTTGGAAATCTTGCGCGGATTGTATGGCGCGTCGAGTAGGTCCGATAGGTTCATGGTCTCGATTTTCACCGAATCTTTTAGACGGCTCTGCCGTTCTGTGATTGCACTACTCATTTCAGCTCCTTAAACAATTCCAACTGATCCGAAAGTAGATGAATAACCGCCCCGATCAGCGCCAAAAATTGCGACAAATTTGACCGATCAGAATACCATCGATATTTCCCCGACGTATGCGGAAGAATAACCGCTGAGCCATTACCTAGCGACTTCCAGCGCAAATACGGCGCATTGAACCCAAACTTATTTGCCGGTCCACGTCCCACAAATAGCACATAGCTGTCAGCCAATAATGATGCTCGCAGAGAACGCCATCCACCGCGTTTGGAAAGGTAGTCGATCCGCCGCATATCGAACGACGCATATAATTCGTCCAACGACGTATCAAAGGCCCTGACCAGATAACGCCCGACCATCCCCTCAAACGGCAACCGCAATCCCTCGTAGAACAGGATAGGTTTCATATCCCACCCCGTACCGCACTAAGAAATTCAATGTATGTCATCCATGATGACGGGCCGATTAGTTCGTCAGGCCATTCACCTTCTGGCGTGCGCCAAACAAATTGCAGTCGGATAAACGATCCCTTGAGATCATAGCAAACGCGCCAACTGTTGACGGCACTGACCGCTTGCAATGAGATAATCGGGGAATCCCCAGCCGCCAACTGTTCCCCGTCGTGATACAGACCAACGTCAAACGTGTCGAATGGTACATTCGCGCCCTCAACGTCGCAAGGCATACGAGCCATTGTGATGTCAACTAACCATTTCCGATTTGCAACCCGGCTTGCTTCCTGTGATTCGGTTGGAACTCCTGGCAAGCGGACGAACATCCCATGACGTGCATTGAACGTCGTGCAATCATCGCAGCGCTCATCGTCAGGCAGTTTATCGCCGTCAATGCGTACGCTACATTGTCCGCAGTACCAGTAGTTAGATGACATAGGTTATCCGTGTGACGACACTAAACGTGTGTAATCGCTTGAACAGCCATCAAATACGCCTGTTCCAAATGCGTTTGCACAATTGACAAGCGCCGCCCAGAATCAATGTTGGTACACAGAACCTCATTCAATTTCACAAATGCGGCACACACCGGTTCCACTTTCTTCATGTGGTCTGCGTCAGGCACAATCAGTTGATATGGTGGTTTATCACCCATTTTAAGCTCCTTTTTCATGCTATTCAGGCAAACAACGTCGCCTGTTCGTTTACGCCAGGTAGACTACGCCACCCAGCATAAGCCGTTTTGATCCGTTTCCAAATCTCAGGAGTGATGTCCCCTGATCGGTCAAGAATCCACAATCGTTCAATCCGTTCAGTCGTTCCGGTGCGCATAGTGCCAGGAGCCGCTGACGTCGAGTGCGCAAAATCCACATAAGGCCATGATGTCGAAACGTATTCATTCGGATAGCCGGACAACACTACCGACCCCTTGGCATCGCCGAGAAATTCTAGCAGTCGCCGATAGTTGTCCACAGTGTACCCGTCATACCCGTGCTGCGACGTATCAACGTAAGGCGGATCGACATAATGACACGTTCCCACCTGATCCCACGCTTCCATAAACGGGATCGCATCCTTTGAGTCGAGAAATGTCGCATCAATGCGTGCCGCGTATTTGTCGATTAGTCCCTGAACTCGCGTCTTGTATCGTGACCATTCAAGAGGTAATTGCGGGCCATTTGCCCCATATCCCCACCCCGACAGACGACTACCTGTAACTGACGAAAAGGCCATACACGTTCGCAGCAGGAAACGATACGTCCGCGAAACGTCGTCATCCCCTTCCTGATAGTGTCGATCAGTCTCATAAACACCACGCGAATACGGCACCCCCGCCAAACGTGTCATTACTGCTTGCATTTTGGTTGGATCTTTGACCACTGAGTAAACAGTCGCCAGATCACCGTTCCGATCATTCAGAGCCTCGCGGTAATTTGTCATTTCGTGCGTTGGACGTCCCTTTTTCCAATAAACAGCCGCACACCCGCAAAATGGTTCAGTGTAGACGATATGGGGAGGCAACAACGGGACGATTTTTGGCGCAAGACGCCACTTTCCGCCATGATAGGGAAATAACGGTTTCAAATCTTGCATAAATATAGATTCACCACATGCAAGAGCCCAAACATAGTCGTATACACCAATACCATAATAGAGCTATGTATCAAGTAGCGTTTAGCTGATCTAACTCCTGTGTAGTGTTCCCCGCGCCCCTCCATCCAAACTCTCATGCTGTCAACTATGTTTTTCAAACGTTTCATGACGCCACTCACGTAATCCACCTGACAAATTCGATTACCAACCCGATCATACACCCCGTAGTCAACCCGACACTGATATACCGCTGTTCATGCCTACGTTCCTTAAGTTCCTTCCGTGCCCGATGTTCCGCCACTTCCTCGGGCGTGGTCAGACTTAGATGCCAAAATCGCCTTGGCGGAAGTTCATTAACCACCTTCATATACCGATACACGCTAAGGAATAGCAACGTCAGCCACACAAGCACGGCATAATTAATTTCCATTGGTCACTTCCTGAAACGCTTTTTGATCTGTTCCGTCGCCCATCCGTAAAATTCCGCCTTCAACGTGTCATAGATTGGCGTCATCGCCACATTAAACCGCCGCAACCACCAACACGGGTTCATGACTCGCAGAACCATTCGCCCTGGATATGTCACACAATTCCAAACAGCATAGATCAGACGACACACGTTACGCCTCCTCTGGGGTCGCCCCGAAGGTGTCCTCAATGATTTCACCATCCACCTGATCAGCAGCCGCGTCGGTTTTGAACGCATCAAGATTGCCCAGACACCAATCAACGATCTGGTCCTGAGTCATGACCCACGGTTCGTCAGCCGGAATATTCAACAGAACCGACGTTCGGAACTGATACCACTGCTCAAGCGCAATTTTGTCATCGACCGCATCCGCCAACAGCGCAATCGCCAATATACACGCACCATCGTTGTGTTCTTCGGAACCCCACGCATATTGGTGGTATCTCAAGTTATCCAGATCATCACGTCTGTACAAAGGACGACTGTTGTCACCGATAACAACAAGTACCTCCGGCTCAACCTTTCCAGAACTTGGATTAGCCGGGTTCCCATAATATTGCGTCGCAATTGTCGGCATACAGTTCCCTTTTGGATCAATTTTTGACCCTTCCTGATCAATGGATCAATTTTTGACCCATCCAGGTTAAAGGATCAATTTTTGATCCTTTAATGGATCAATTTTTGATCCATTTTGGCCGAAGGATCAATTTTTGACCCATAAAAGGATCAATTTTTGATCCTTTCTGTCAGAAGGATCAATTTTTGATCCATGCATGGATCAATTTTTGACCCATCCCAAACCAATGGATCAATTTTTGATCCATTTTGTACACAATAATAACAACAGTCCGCCAATTAGTCAAGCGCCGGATGATAGATCAGGAATGATCTCGGTCAGGCCATATTTGGCGAAAATCCCACGCACGTCACCACGTCGAATCTGAATGTTGTGATCGTAATCGGTTTCATTGCCGCCAACCTGCACGACGACATTCGCCGCATCGCCTTTTACGTCGATGTCGAATCGGCGACCGAATTCGTCAGGGAATCGGCGTTCGAGAATCCAAGCCCAGGCTTGCCACTGACGACGCTCATTCCGTGTCGGGTCACCCTCGGCTATACTTTGAATTCGTGACAAACAGGCGGTTTTGTAGTGTGACAGCGCCTTTTGGATTGCGTCGAACAATTGTATATAACGCTTTTCCCCAGACTCCGCTCTTGAACGCCAAATGACTAGAGTCGAGTAGTGAACGTCCACTAATGAACAGGCATCTTTATAGGTTGCACCGGCCCTTAATGCGTTGCAAATGTTCGTTTGCAATTCGTCAGTCAGTTTGGAAGTCCGCCCGACCCCATTCCGCCCGTTTGTCTTCGATTTAGATAGCGCTTTTGTCATAAAATGCCCTTAGTTCCGACCACGATTACTGAACCGCCCGCCCTTCTCCATTGCTAGTTTCAGTGAAAATTCCCCATCCCGATAGCCATCAAACCAGACGCGGATTTTGCAATACGACACGGTTATGCTGACGCAATCACCTGCTGAACCATGCATCGTGTACCGCTCAGAGCACACCACCGTTGTGCCCACCACAGTACCGCACAAATTAGAATCCGCCGGGTGCAATTTCCAACCTTTGTTGGGTTGGTACTGGAACAACCCGCTAATTGTCAGCATCACACCGTCAAATATTTCACCCTCAAACACTTCATATTGTGCATGATTAGGTATCGCAATTTCATCAACGACAATATGCCCACGTTCGCTCACTTTACACCTCTACTGAATGATGGTTGTTTTCAGCCACGTCAGCGGGCCGATTTTCGACTAACGACACGAACGCCAGGGCGTCGTGTAGTCTGTTGAACCATACCAGGACTGTCCCGGTCGGAATCGTCAGATTCTCCAAGTTACGGCCCGTGTTCTGCAATATTTCTGTCACATACGTTGTATGTTTGCCCGCGTCGATCACGGTCCCGACCGATCCGTCAGGGGATCGGAATTCCCACCCTACACTAGGCCATACCACAAAATCCCCACCAACCTTGACCATACAGCCATTACGCCCCGCACTCATCCCCATTTGAGCGGTTGGATTGTTTGGTATGCCAATACTCTGACGCGAAATGCCCACTATTGCCCGCCCCCGCTGATCAGTTCTCGAATTCCGTCAACCCACTTCCCCGCCTGTTCCGTTGCGGAACCTGATCTAAACAATAGCTTTATTTCAACCCGTGACGGCGGTTCCAGAGATTCCCCTACGTTAGGCCATGTCTGAATGATTGAGATAATCTGCCCATCCATTCCATTAGGCATTCGGAGCATCGTTCCAAGAAGCGGTAATTCCTTGAACACACCATCAACCTCAATAGTCAGCAGCAAATAATTCCCACTCGATTCCCATTGGACTTTTGGTGTCGGTGATAGGTCCACGACACGCAATGCACCGCTAGGTTTCACTAACTGACTGACGTTTGAATGATCACCCACTACTTTCCCCGCTCCCCGAACCCCGGGAACATGAATTCAGCCCAGTCCTTTTCCATGTCGCTGACGTATTGAGCGCTCGCGCCCCCCATTACCTTCAACGAACCCTCAAATGCGTTGCCGTCACCTAGGATAGCGCGGACAACTAATGTATCGCCGCCACCCCGAGCCCATCTACGCTTAATGACCACCCCAGCCTGACACTTGCCGTCACGTCGCAGAAGTAGGTATTCATTACCAAATTTCTGCCGCATAATGTCCAATTTGCGTAGCAATTCCTGCTGCTCGTGGACCGAACGGTGCAAATCGAAGTGGAACCAGTAATCATGCATGTTTCCGGTGTTGGCAAAATCATCCCAATCTGTGTCGGATACGTCTAGGATAGGCACCCCGGGGTGTTTTTGGAGTGTGTTTTGTATCGGGATGAGTTCACTATTCAATGGTACTGTCATTCTTGCCTGCCCACCTTAGTTGATTCCCCGTGGGATCAGATCAATCAATCCAGGATATATCGGCATACGAAGTTCGTCCCCATCTGGTGATCGCATAATGGTGCCTCCCAATGACGGATCAAGTTGTGGCAAAGACATACCGACAGGCACTGTTTCAGGGAAATGGAATGGTAATCCGCAGTCCTCACAATGAACACGGAGATCAGCCGTGTATCCGGTCACCGGACCATCCGGCACGTCTGTTAAGCGGGTTAAGTCAACGGTTGCTGACATCGACTTATGTTCACATAACCCAAAATCTATGACGGTCATTTCCACACCCCTGTTCCCCAATGACCTTTCCCATTCTCACGCGCATAATTCTCCGCTGACCGCAACGCGGTAATACCCAAATGATCTGCCGCAGGGTCAGATACCCTAGCCAAACCAGACGCAATTTGCAGACGGTTGACATACACCATATCATTCAGAATTTGAACGAAGACGTGCGCCAACACATAACCGTCAGTGTCAAACAGGTCAACCGCAGGGTCAATAATCACGGTTAAATCAACTTTTTCAGGATAACCCGCCACATTTATGATATTCAGCAAGTTAGTAACAGAGTTATCCCCCGGTTGAACCCCGATCATCCGAATATTGAACCCATCACCGCTCAGAAACCCAAATTTGCACCGCAACACCCCACCATCAATCACACTCACAAAGCGATATGATGGCCACCCCACAACCTGCATTAAATCACCAATTGAATTATCGTTATTGTTGGTCAAGCTGTTCAGCAATGCTGAACATACAATCTCAGATTGTTCAATGAAATGCTCACGCGCAATCATGCGCTCAATAGCCACCTCAGCATCCTTTTGCGTCAGCCCATCAGGTGGGTTCGCCCCTTTTCGTAGTAAATAGTGCATTTGCCATTCAGTGGCATGCCCAACCGCTGCCGCCGTTTCATTCATCGCTGCCCTTCCCTAATCGTGATATGTCAATCACTCCCGACCATTCCGGCGTAGTCGCCGTCTTAGCGTCATACCATTTCGCAACCATTGACGCCGCTCGTTCCATGATGTCAAAATGACTGATTTTGCTGTCCTCGGTTTTGCTGGCCATGATATGATGGCACGCAACATCATCCATCAACACTAGTGAGACCTCGCCTCTTCTGTGCTCTGCAATAGACACATCCCGCGTAATCGACTGAAACTCGCAAGATTCTGAATTGTCAGCGTAAATGTTTTCCACGACAACCCAGCGCATATTGTTGGCACCACCCCCCATCCACTTTACCGCCCGAACAACGTGGAAAATCCAGATTCGCCCCATCAATCGAGCTGAATCAGGATGAAGCCTGCCCACCCCCAACAGCTCGGCCCGCCGTTGCGCATCATGTTCTAATTCACGTTTCAGATTCATTTCAAATTCTGGGCTCATCCGTGCATTTCTCCTAAATTATGATCTGTTACGTCACCCTCAAATCTGACGTCAACCTTAGAAACAGCCGCCAACGTTACGTCAGGACTATACGCTGTCAAAATGACACACCGCGACGTATCGGGTGCCGGTGTCATAAACCGCACATAACCGCCCGATAGAACGTTTATGTGGTTATGCATGACTTCTTTGTCCCGCGAAAACCCCCGCACACACAATTGAATCACACCGGACAGACAGATCATTGAGCAGGGTACACTCGAAACCACTTTAACCCCCGATCCCACCATACACTCAAAATGTGTGCTACCTAACTCAGGTTCTAGCCATTCATTCGCGATATGCGTCAACCCGAGAATTTCCTCTTGCAGATCGTCTACATCATCGCCGCTCAACGTAGTGTCATTGCGCAACGCGAAACGGATCTGCCGCCGCATATTCTTGGCTTTGACAATCAGGTCATGCTCTTCTGTGACACGGTGCTGACTGATCGACCCCCACGACAACGACATCAGACCGTCCATGATCGGGATTTCATGCCGTACCGTACCGAACCCAATTTGCAACCCGGCTTGCGTATTCTCACCCATTAGAATACCGCCACATTTTGTTTCGGATGAATTCGTTCCGCTGTGTACGCAACCAGACGACCCAGTTCCATGCGCAAAAGCTCAACATTATTCACTGTTTCGTCGCCAATGTACACACTCAATCCGCTATCACTAATTTGCTCATATTCAGGATTGCAGACACCCACATCCGACTTGGTAGCGCACGACACGATGAAATGAGCATCAAGAATATCGTGACGACCAGTATTAGACCCATCTCCCCTACGCATTTCGACACGTCCCCACAAGGTCAAATGGCACGCTGAACATGGGAACGCATGATCAACAATCGTTCCCATCGGCGAATGTGGCGATTTCTCGCCAAATAAACGCACCAGTTCGAACAATTGATTGACCGCACTATATCGCAACCAATCAGCAAACGCAGCCACGATGTCGGGCGGCAACCCTTTCAATGCTTTGACATCAGTATTCATGATTTGACCGCCTTATCACCGATCCACTGCGGTTGACGAGTCAGTTTTGCCCGCGCCACAACCCCGAGCAACCCCTGAACAGAACCACTTTGATCAATCAGGACATACCCAAATTTCGACTTTTCAATCATGTCAACGTGCCGCGCCCCGCTGACCTCGCGGCAATTGGTCACACAAATCTCGGTACCTGCTTTATCGCGATACCACAATACTATTTGTCTGTTCACAACGACACCCCAAACGAACTCAACAGTGGTTCACTCAAAATCAGATCGCGCCCCAATACGCCGACATGCCATCCTAATTGCTTTGATGTGTCAGCGTCACACCTGATTTGATATGCTACCTGATTATCAATCTCCCAAATGCCCAGTCGTCCCCTGATGGTGTATGGTTTCGTTCGACACCCCAATTCCAATCTCCAGCACTGCGGACCCACCGCAAACGGATCGTTGCCGATTGTCGTATTGTCAACCCCGCAATACACCGCTAATCCTACAATACACCCTAGTGGTGCAGACGTACTGGGCATCTTATCCTGATCAACCATTTTGTGAATGTGCGACCACGCACCAATATCTTCCTGTTTGCTAGAATGAATAGCGATCACCTCACCTGGGGCCAACTTATCCCGGGACGGAAGCCACGTTCTGTTTTCAATTCGTTTTACACCAGCGACAATCAGTTCAGCCCACGGTTGTTTAATGCTAATCACTTTCATGCGTTTGCTCCGCCAGTATCACAGTCCATTTTGACAGGTGCGCCATTGGTAATTTGTTGTCGAATGTCACCGAATTATCCCGCAAATGCTGAACCAACGTCTTAATACCACGCCGAAACTCATTCGATCCGCGTATAGTCCATGAACCTGTTGACGGCCAGAAGTCGAACACGGCACTATCAGCCTCAATCAGAATGTGATTCGAATCACGGTCAGCCCATGACCACGGAATTTTCAGCAACGTCAACGCCCGTGTGGACGATTCAACATTACGCGCCCGCTTTGCTCTAGCTTGGTCACGCAATGCCTGCCAGAAATCAGCATCACCGTCCGATTGGTTCATATCTTCTCTGGAAACAACAGCGGATAAACCTCCGCGACTTTCTCTTTGAACGCCTTTTCAGCATCCTTGTCCGATCTGTTGGAAAAGTGTTTGTCTCGACAGAAACAGATCACCCCGGCACGGGTGACTTTATCGCGGTTTTCGTCCGCCCATTTCAGGATGAATTCGCGTTCAGCCGTCGTGATGTCGCCGTATTTTTTGTCCTTGGTCATCGCAATTGTCCTTGTTTTGCCTTATGCATTTCCAGCGCCAAACGCTGGTTGTCCAGTTCAATCAGGTGATTCGCCCCCGCCGCGATCAGTTCCAACACAGTGAACTCGCCAAACGCCCCGACGATGTCAATCAATTCCCCCCGCGATTTGCCGCGTGAATCATCCTTACGCTCCGAAACCTCAACCCAGTAACGCTTTTTGCTGCGGATCGCTTTCAGTTGTTCCGTGGTCATGGCGCACTATCCTTCGCCCCATAGCCAGCGCCCTGAGCAACCCGGCTTGCTTCTTCGGCAATAATTTTCAAAACCGCAATTATCCCGAGCTCGCGAATTACGACACTTAATTCACTACCCAGGATCTCACGTGTGTCCCCGTCGCGTTTTGCCACCTCTTCCCAATAACGATTCATGCTTCGAATTACGAGTGCCTGTTCGCGTGTCACATCCGCTCCTTTGATGGGTCGAACCCAACAGATCTATGATTGCATTGCCCACTGCGCAGGGTCGCTCGTGGTTTTATAGTGACCACCACTTCAACCGGGCAGAGCCCGCTGGTCGGTTATCGACCCGCTACGTGCCTTAACCCTGAACTCTATGTGGGTCACGGCTCAGTTAAATAAGTGTCGCCGTACTATCACCCCCAGCACGACAAACGTTACCGTAGAGCAACAGACATACAGACCTCCGATTCTGACCTGATGTACACTATAATAACGACATTACATGACTTAGTCAAGAGTTTTCTTGGAATTGAACCGCAACGCCTTATGCGCTGGGATATAAGTATGTGATACACGCTTTAACAATGGCAAAGTATTCGTCAGTCGGTGTTGGTCCGCCTTCGCTTTCCTGACCATCCTGATACGTTGCCCATACACGGTCCCGCATTTCTTTCGGCAGGGAATACCAATGTATCCTACACATTAGCCAACTAGTCGGCACAATCACACGGCAACCGACAGCGGCACACGTATGGCCTGGTTTAGATGACATCGCCCGCCACCTTTTCACGTACTGACTCGGCGAATTTCAGTTTCGGCACACGTTTCTCGCGTGTCGTAATCTCCTGACCTGTCCGCAAATGCCGAACCGTCCGTGATTTCTGAACCCGTGATGAAATCGTCCCAAACCCGGGGATAATTAGCCGATCCTCGCGACAAGCCACGGAGACCAATTCATCCAACGCTGAACGAACGATCTTCCGTGCCTGCGCAAACGACAGACCATTCTTCACAGCCACAGCCGTGTAGAATTCGTCTAATCTCATGTTTCTTCCTTAATGAACCCGAGTATTCGACATTTTCACACGCCGAATGTCCAGGCTGATTGACAGCGTTTCGCAAAGTCTTTGATCGGCCACAACGCGAAACCTTGAGCGCCCCAGGAATCACCCCAGGAGTTCGCAATTTGCCAACATGGGCCAACATTTGGAACGTCACGCCAACCAACGATAGCAATCGCGTGATAAGCGTGCATTCCATCATTGTCAGCGCCCTCGGTCACAATCGAATTCTTCAGATCAAGATCCATGAATGACGCCGGAAGCGCTGCCGAAACAGCAACCGCACCGGCCTTCATAACTGACTGCTTGACCAGCGCTTCAACCGGATTACCCGCCATCATCAACGACTGGTATGACCGGATACGATATTTTGTGGTTTCCTCGGTCACTTGTTTTCGAAGACCGTCAGTCCAGGCTATGACCCGATCATTGGCCTTGTAAGGGATCGTTCCCTCTAAAACCAAACCGCGT